ACATGTACTTGCAGTGGAGTAAAATTGATGTCGGTCAACCAGACTTCCGTGAATCAAATAGATTATTTTACATATTCTGGGAGGCTTGTAAGGCCGATATTAGATCCTATGGAATGTGTTATCTTAAGAACAGACGTTCTGGGTTTTCCTTTATGGCGTCCGGGGAGTGCGTTAATATGGCAACAATATCAAGCGACTCTAGGTTTGGGATATTATCAAAGTCTGGTCCTGATGCCAAGAAGATGTTTACAGACAAGGTGGTACCGATATCGGTTAATTACCCCTTCTTTTTTAAACCAATTCAAGACGGAATGGATCGTCCAAAGACAGAACTCGCTTATAGAGTACCCGCAACGAAATACACGCGTAAGAAACTTGAAACAAACGCGCAGCTACAAGAGATCGATGGGCTCGACACCACGATTGACTGGAAAAACACAGGCGACAACTCGTACGACGGTGAGAAACTTAAACTCCTCGTCCATGATGAAAGCGGTAAATGGGAACGTCCGACGAACATCCTCAACAACTGGAGGGTTACGAAAACCTGTTTACGATTAGGAAGTAGAATTATAGGTAAATGTATGATGGGTTCAACTAGTAACTCATTAGACAAAGGCGGTGATAACTTTAAAAAGCTATATAATGACTCAGATGTTACACAACGAAACGCGAATGGACAAACTCGCTCTGGACTATATAGCTTGTTCATACCTATGGAATGGAATTACGAAGGATATATTGATTCTTATGGCATACCTGTCTTCCAAACACCAGACAAACCTGTTAAAGGACCACAAGGTGAAATTATAGATTTAGGTGTAATAGAATACTGGGACAATGAAGTAGAAGGTTTAAAGCAAGATCAAGACGCTTTAAATGAATTTTATAGACAATTTCCACGTACAACTAAGCATGCTTTTAGAGATGAATCAAAAGAATCTTTATTTAATCTAACTAAAATATATGAGCAAATAGATTTTAATGAAGATCTTAAAAATTCTATAAATATTACCAAAGGTAATTTTATGTGGAAAGACGGCATACAAGACAGTCAGGTTTTATTTATGCCAAATAACAATGGTAGATTTTTAATAACATGGGTTCCACCTGTTAATATTCAAAATGCAGTAATAACTAAAGGAGGTATTAAATATCCTTTAAATGAAAACTTAGGGGCTTTTGGTTGTGATCCTTATGATATATCAGGCACTGTAGACAAAAGAGGTTCAAAAGGATCTTTACATGGTCTTACAAAGTTTTCAATGACAGACACGCCGCCTAATCATTTTTTCTTAGAATACATAGCTAGACCTCAAACAGCTGAAATATTTTTTGAAGACGTGCTTATGGCTTGTGTTTTTTACGGCATGCCAATACTTGCGGAAAATAACAAACCAAGACTTTTATATCATTTTAAAAGAAGAGGTTATAGAGGCTTTTCAATGAATAGGCCGGATAGAAAAAGAAACAAACTTTCTGTAACGGAAAGAGAGTTAGGTGGTATACCTAATTCTAGCGAAGATATTAAACAAGCTCACGCCGCTGCAATTGAATCTTATATAGAAGATTTTGTAGGATTAAAAGAGACAGGATATGGTGATGTTTATTTTCAAAGAACACTAGAAGATTGGGCTAAATTTAATATAAACAATAGAACAAAACATGATGCTTCTATAAGTTCTGGACTGGCGTTGATGGCGTGTAATAAGCATAGATATGCTCCAAGTGCGCCTCGAAAGCTACATTCAGTTGATTTAGGTATAAAAAAATATGACAATAGAGGAAATACATCAAAAATAATAAGTTAATGAATATATACACCAATACTAGAAGTGCATTTCCTAGCCAAGTAGTTAGTGATCAAGAAAAAGCTAGCATTGAATATGGCAAGCAAGTAGCTCAAGCTATAGAAGGAGAATGGTTTTCTCAAGGCAGAACAACAGGTAATAGGTATATAACTAATTGGAATAATTTTAATCAATTAAGACTTTACGCTAGAGGCGAACAAAGTGTTCAAAAATATAAAGATGAATTATCTATAAATGGTGATTTGTCTTATCTTAATTTAGATTGGACACCTGTGCCTATTTTATCTAAATTTGTAGACATAGTTGTAAATGGTATATCTCAAAAATCTTACGACATAAAAGCATATGCTCAAGATCCTGAGTCTGTTAGAAAAAGAACAGATTATGCTACAAGGTTATATGAAGATATGATATCTAAAGAATATCTTTTAAACTTAGAGCAAACGCTAGGTATTGACGCATATCAATCTCCAAGCAAAGATGTAATACCTGAAACTCCTGATGACTTAGAATTGCACATGCAATTAAGCTATAAGCAGTCTATAGAAATAGCTCAAGAAGAAGCTATATCTTCTGTGATGGCTAAAAACAAATATGATCTTACTAGAAGAAGATTAAATATGGATTTAGCTGTCTGTGGAATAGCAGCTGTTAAAACTGATTTTAATTTAGCTAATGGTGTAACTATTGATTATGTTGACCCAGCTTATATGGTTTATTCATATACTGAAGATCCAAACTTTGAAGATATATACTATGTTGGAGAAGTTAAATCTTTAACAATACCAGAGTTAAAAAAAGAGTTTCCAGGAATACCTGAAAATGAATTAAAAATTATTCAAAATACTCCAGGTAATAAATCATATATAACTGGTTACGGTAATTATGATAATAATACTGTTCAAGTTCTTTATTTTGATTACAAAACATATCACAATCAGGTTTTTAAAATAAAACAAACTGATCAAGGATTAGAAAAAGCATTAGAAAAAGATGATACGTTTAATCCACCTGAAAATGATAACTTTGAAAGAATATCACGATCAATAGAAGTTTTATATAGCGGTGCTAAAGTATTAGGCACTAATATCATGTTAAACTGGGAATTGTCTAAAAATATGACAAGACCTATGTCTGATACTACTAAAGTTAAAATGAATTATGCTATTTGTGCACCAAGAATATATAAAGGTAGAATAGAGTCGCTAGTAAGTAGATGTACTGGTTTTGCTGATATGATACAACTTACGCATTTAAAATTGCAACAAGTTATATCTCGTATGGTTCCAGATGGTGTATATTTAGATATGGACGGACTTGCTGAAGTTGATCTCGGTAACGGTACTAACTATAATCCTGCTGAAGCATTAAACATGTATTTCCAAACAGGTTCTGTAGTTGGTAGATCACTAACTCAAGATGGTGAAATGAATGCTGGTAAAGTACCTGTTCAAGAACTACAAAGCGGAAGCGGTAATGCTAAAATAGCTAGTTTAATTCAAACGTATCAATATTATTTACAAATGATACGTGACGTAACTGGTTTAAACGAAGCTAGAGACGGTAGTTTACCTGATAGAAACACATTGGTTGGATTACAAAAACTAGCAGCTAACGCGTCTAATACAGCTACTAAGCATATACTACAATCTAGTTTATATTTAACTCTTAGAATATCAGAAAACGTAGCTCTTAGAGTAGCAGATGCTTTAGAGTTTCCTCTTACAAAAAATTCTTTACAAAACTCTATATCAACTTATAATATTAAAACACTAGAAGAAATAGTAAATTTAAATCTTCATGATTTTGGTATATTTCTAGAACTAGAGCCGGATGAAGAAGAGCAAGCTCAATTAGAACAAAATATTCAAGCTGCTATACAGCAAGGAGGTATTAATCTTGAAGATGCTATAGATTTAAGGCAAATTAAAAATCTTAAACTAGCTAATCAAATGCTTAAGGTTAAGCGTAAAGCCAAGCAGAAGCAAGATATGGAAATACAGCAGTCTAATATACAAGCTCAAGCAGACGCTCAAGCTTCAACTGCTGAAAAAACAGCTATGGCTGAAGTTCAAAAACAAGAGGCAGTAAGCAACACAAAAGTTCAATTTGAACAATCTAAAAATCAAATGGAAATTGAGCGTATGCAAATTCAAAACGAACTTGAAATGCAAAAAATGCAAAGAAGATTTGAGTTTGATATGCAGCTAAAGCAAATGGATATGCAAGCTGTTGGAGCAAAAGAAAAAATGATAGAAGACAGAAAAGACAAGCGTATTAAAATGGAGGGTACGCAACAAAGTGAAATGATAACACAAAGAAATGTAGATGGACCTCCAATAGATTTTGAACAAGATGTAGACGTAGATATGAATGCGTTTGCTTAATTTTTATTTAATTATTTAATTATATTATATTATGTCAGAAGTAAAAACAAATGAACCTGTTAAGCAGGAAGGTGACTTTAAATTAAAAACAA